AAAAGATGCGTCCACTGCAAGTAAGGCGAAAAAGACAACTGGAAGCGTTAGGATTTTTGGTTTACTGCGTTGATAGGGTAGAACAGATTGGAGAGGTGCTTGATGAAATACAATCCTCATGAGTATCAAAGCTATGCAACGGATTTTATATTATCCAATCCAGTATCTGCAGTTCTACTTGAAATGGGTCTTGGGAAGAGTGTAATAAGCTTATCAGCGATATTTGATTTATGCCTTGATCGGTTTGAAATCAGAAAAGTATTAATCATCGCTCCATTAAGAGTGGCAAGGGATACGTGGCCTTCTGAAATTAATAAATGGGATCATCTGCAAGGTTTATCCTATTCGGTAGCCGTTGGAACTGAAAAAGAGAGAAAAGATGCTCTCATGAAAAGAGCCACACTTTATATCATCAATCGTGAAAATGTCGACTGGCTTGTAAATAGAAGTGGCATCCCCTTTGACTTTGATATGGTGGTTATTGATGAATTGTCATCATTCAAATCATACAGCGCTAAGCGCTTTAAAAGCCTTCTAAAAGTTAGGCCAGCAGTGAAAAGAATTGTAGGTCTAACGGGTACCCCTTCAAGTAACGGACTTATGGATCTTTGGGCACAGTTCCGTGTTCTTGATTTGGGACAAAGGCTTGGTAGGTACATAACCCATTACCGGAATGCTTACTTCACACCGGATAAGCGCAATGGTCAGATCGTTTTTTCTTATAAACTCCAGCCAGGAGCTGAAGAAAAGATCTATAGCCAGATATCTGATATCACCATTTCTATGAAATCTTCGGATTATCTCAAAATGCCAGAATGCGTCATAAACGAAGTACCTGTGCATTTGAGTGAGAAGGAATGGAGCATTTATTCGAAGTTCCGAGATGAGATGGTAGCAAGTTTAGGTGAAGAAGAAATTGATGCGGCAAGTGCCGCAGTGCTTTCTGGGAAACTCCTGCAGATGGCAAACGGTGCTGTCTATGATGAGAATAACAAGGCACATTCCATCCACGATAGAAAACTGGATGCCCTGGAGGACCTGATTGAAGGAGCCAATGGAAAGCCTGTCCTTGTGGCTTATTGGTACAAGCATGATCTAGAGCGTATTCAGAAGATATTTACTGTAAGGCAGCTAAAGTCATCAAAGGATATCGAAGAGTGGAATGAAGGTGGAGTTCCTGTTGCAGTTATCCATCCTGCAAGTGCTGGACATGGACTTAACCTTCAAAGTGGTGGTTCCACACTTGTTTGGTTTGGACTCACCTGGTCATTGGAACTCTATCAACAAACCAATGCTCGCCTCTACAGGCAAGGACAAAAGGACACGGTTGTCATTCACCACATCATTACCAAGGGAACCATAGATGAAGATGTGATGACAGCACTTGCAAAAAAAGAAAAATCGCAGGCAACTTTAATCGAAGCAGTGAAAGTGAAACTGGAGGTGAAGTGATGATTGATCCGTACGAACAACTAGGCAATGGCATAGTCTTACAAGCGGCCAAGGACTACAGGGATGCATTAGAAAAGTTGGCGAAGCGTCCACGATATGAACCTGCGAAATATACAAAAGCTGAGGTAGAGAGGTTCTTCCACTCTGATTGGTATAGAGAACTTACCTCTGTTGATGGAGATTACCTGCTTAAAAAAATACGATCGGAGGTAAGAGAAGCATGAAAGTAAAAGAGTATTTACACCAGGCGTATAGGCTTGATAAAAGAATACAATCTCACATTGAGGAGATGGAGTGTCTTAAAGAAATGGCCACGAGCGTATCATCCCCAAGGTGGGATGAGAAGGTCCAGACTTCAAGAAATTCTGATGGTAATTTTGTTAGGTGCTTGGAGCGGATCATGGATTTGGAAAGAAGGATAAATGCAGAAATCGATAACCTTGTAGCCCTTAAAGAACAGATACGATGTGTTATTAACCAGGTTGCAGACACGGATGAACGCATGGTACTTCGTTATCGATACGTCCACAACCTAACCTGGGAACAAATCGGGGATGAACTTAATGCTGATAGAACAACGGTCTATAGGTGGCATAATCAAGCCATTAACCATGTCACTCTTCCTGAGGATCCCATCAAAGTATAGTTCGCACATCTTGCAACACTTTGCAACAAGATACCACTATTGCTTTTGTATTATTGTATAGTTAGGAAAATAAAGTAGAGCGGAGCCTTCATGGGAACACCCCACGAGGGCTTTTCTTATGCCCAAAGGAGGTGAACCCATGCCATACAAACCTAAGCGTCCTTGTGCTTACCCAGGCTGCGGTCTGCTTGCTGATAGCGGAGAGTACTGCGCTGAGCATAAGAGAGTGATAACGAAACGCTACAACCAGTACCAACGAGACCCAGCGTCCAACAAGCGCTACGGCAGGTCCTGGAAGCGGATCAGGGACCGCTACATCAAAGCTCATCCTCTGTGTGAAGAGTGTGAAAGGAATGGAAGGATTAAAACAGCAGAAGAAGTCCACCACATCCAACCTCTCTCCAAAGGCGGTGGCAATGAAACCACTAACCTGATGGCCCTTTGTAAGTCATGTCACTCTAGAATAACTGCTGAGAGTGGCGATCGGTGGAATAAAAAAAGTCTACCCTAGCATATAAACCAAAGTAGACGTGCACATTATTTTGAATGTCGGTAGTAGATTTCAGATTAAGCCTAATCAAGATACGAGTTCTAATGTCTATGTCCGCAGCGAGGACAAAACGCATCGCTGCTATTACGAGGTTTACCACATTGAGCACAGTAAGCAGTTGTACTCCGAGGTGATGTTCCATTATTACTGAAATTGATCAACTGTTCAAGTAAATCTTTGAGTGCATCAACTTTACGCATTGTCATATAGTTCTGCTCAATTATAGCCTTGAAGAACCGATAATTATTGCTATCCAGGTCTTGCATCTCTGATAGGACATCATACGTAATATTTCCTATGTTGTTGCTACACGAGTTGCCGTTGCTATCATCAAGCGATACGGAACTTGAGGATACATTGATATCATTATTATTTTCAAAGGATTCGACAATACATCGGAGCGCGTAAAGGTCATCGTTCGAATACTCAATGCCTTTGTTCTCTGCAAGTTTAATTGCACTAGCATTAATGGCAACTTCTCTAGCTTCCGCCTTTGCTTTCGCTTTCGCCTCACGCTCTGCCTTTGAAGAAAATAGTCCCATATATATTCCTCCTTATATTTATTTATATCAACACTAGTTTGAATAATTGTATCAGTTATGTTCTGGCATTTCAATTGTAGTTGTGATGGAGGGGGAGGTAAAATCTCTACAACTAAAAATTTTGGACAGCGGGCTGGGGTGTCGTGTTAAAAAACGCAGATTCAAACGGGGGTATAGCCCCCACTTTGTAAAGGAGGTGTGATCATTGGCAAAAGACGGTACGAACAGGGGTGGCGCTCGTGTTGGTGCAGGGGCAAAAAAGAAACCTCTGGCTGACAAAATAGCCGAAGGAAATCTCGGTGGCAGGAAACTGACGGTGATGGAGTTTTCCGACACTGCAGATCTTGAAGGACAAGAAATGCCTGAACCTAATAAGATGCTTGAAGCCATTCAAAAAGATGGTAAGGCTCTGGTGGCTGGTGAAATCTACAAAGCCACATGGCAGTGGCTGGATAAACGAGGTTGCGCTGCTCTAGTTTCTCCACAGCTCCTTGAAAGGTATGCCATGAGTGTTGCTCGCTGGATTCAGTGTGAAGAAGCCATCACTGAATATGGTTTTCTTGCAAAACACCCCACCACAGGAAATGCCATTCAAAGTCCTTATGTATCCATGGGACAAAACTACATGAACCAAACCAATCGTCTGTGGTTTGAAATATTCCAGATCGTGAAAGAAAACTGTACTGGCGATTACAAAGGAGCAAATCCGCAGGATGATGTGATGGAAAGACTTCTTTCTGCTCGTAGGGGCAAATAAAAAAGATGGGAGATAATGATATGAGTAAAAACTTCAGAACCGCAGAAAGTGTCTGCAAGGGACATCCTGATAAGCTTTCTGATTTAATCGCAGACAGTATTTTAGATGCCTGCCTTCGCAGAGACAAAGCTTCACGTGTGGC